CAGTACAACGATACACTTCCCATCTTCGCTTTATATCCTTTTTACGAGAATATTCGGCACGCTTTGCTTTGAGTACATTTCGTATGTCAACTATTATATCTTTTAACTCTGTTCCATCCAGTTCGGTCATGTCAAACTGTGGTTGCCAAGCAACCTTTCCCCAAGGACCACTCAAGGTTTTGCCATAGACATCCCAATCCTGAGAGAATGGACTATTCACATAGTTTTTATTAAAATATCCATAAATAAAATCGTCGGTTCTTACTGAGAAGTTTGGAGTTCCTGAGTCAGTTTTAGTCCAATCAACAAACCCATAATCATTAAATTCGGAAACTTGATCTGTATCTGGAGACTCTTTGTTTAATAGACTATATTTTTCTATTTTTGGGTAGAATGCTTCTTTATAACGGTACTCAATATTTTTATTTTTAAAAGATGAAGATGTTGATATGAAGTCAATATATGGATCTGAATAATTTGGATCAACTCTCTTGTAATATGATACCAGACCACCACTATCCAAAAGATTTTGAATATTGTATTCATTTAATACATGAAAGTCTAAAATTCTATTTGGATTTGTAAGATCTATTGTTATGGCAAATCCATCAACAGGTGGTACATTTTGCCCTTTGTCGTCTTGTATAAAATTACTTACTGATCTGAAATTCCATCCAAATCTATCTTCCCAGACAAAATAATCTGGTTTTGTTCCTGTGTATAGATCATAATCCCAAGCGTAGTTTGAAAGATACTTAAGTAGTTGTGTTACTCTGGATTGTCCTTTGGATTTCATCCAAGGGTAAGCAATCTGATCATACTTCATCCAGACAACAGTTCTAGATGGATCTATCTTATTTACTTTCAGTTTGTACTTATCAAATATATTTTCAATAAGTGATTGGTCATCACCCGACATCTTGCCAATAAAATCTTGCTCAACTTCTAAAGTGGTGGTATTATAGTTTGGTAAAAATATATCAGAACTGACGAACTCTATTTTCCACATACTTACACGTTCATCAATTTGAGTGATATCAATTGATTGTGATTCGTCATTTATTCTTCTGGCATCATACACATGAAATTTTAATTTTACTAGTGTTTGAGATTTTCCTATTCTAAAATGAATTTCAAGTTTTTCATTTCCATTAAACTTGAATTCATCAATCCAGTTACGGTCATCATACACTATGATGCTGCCAAACATACACATATCAATCATTGACTCTTTGAAGGAAATACTGGATAGGGGGGGTCTAGTTATTACAGTTTTATCCCATGGGATAATATCAAACTTGACTTCTTCACCCTTTACATTTTTGGTAAAGTATAATGCTTCAATTCTAGATTCTGTTGGATATAGAATTGCTGAATTTGGATCTTGTCCAGGAAGAACAGGATCCAATTGCTGTGCTACGGTTTGATTTACTGTTTGTAAATTATTATCAGGCATTATAGTTCAATTCTAAATCTCTTTCCAACTTGATCTGTACCAAGAGCAGTTTCCACCATGCTAACAACCGAAGATAAAAATTCTGGTTTTAGTATTTTTATTTGTTGCTTATTTAAGTATGTATCGTAATCAATTTCTGCTAATGTCTTCTTAAATACACCAACCTCTAATGTTCCACCAGATATTGAATACTTATAAATCACGGATCGGGCAAAATTATTTTTTGTCGTCGTATCCGACGTATTCAAATAAATTGTATCCGAATTGATTGAAGTTCTTCCCGTCTTATCATATAGATATGGATCTATGGTTACATCCGATGATGTATACAAATAGGATATACTCTTTTCGTAAGGTTCTTTATATAAGACCTTGGTATAGTCCGTATCATATGGCACTAGACTGCCACTCTTAAATATGAGCGGATCAACCAAACCATTATTCGTATTTTTTCTAGCAAATAAAATGGTATCTCCACTTTCAAATGTACCACCACCACATATGCCTCTTATTTTTCTAAAGTATGGATCAAAGTCAGCAATCTGTCTATAGGCAGTTATATCCACAGAGGAGGCAAATGATGGTCCAGTTGTTCCAACTTTTACAAATATATCACCTTGTTGTATATCTGGAAGAGATGAAATGTAAATGGCATCTCCACCAATCCTACTTTCTTTTTGACGGTTGTATTCTTCGGAAGAGACAAACCAATCTGCCTTGATTGACGAAAAGGCATTAATCATCATTATTAACCATGAGTATGATGAGGTTCCGTAAAACTTTGATGAAACTATTTCTGGAGTCTCGCCGTCTTGAATATAATAAGTGTCAAATGCCAAACTCTGTTCAACATTGTCAAATGAAACACTTCTAAAGATATCCAATAGGGTTACTGTTTTTCCGCCTATATTGTATGATATTTGATTATAATTTTTAAACAACATAATTATTGTCCAATAATTCTAGCTGGCACAGTAGTTCCCGTTGTAAAGAGGATACCAGATCGGTTTGTTATTTGTGTGGATGTACCACCAAATGGATTTGTAATTCTGAATGCTGGTTCCAATTCCTGGAAAACTAAAGTAAGTGAGTAAGCAACTGGTTTTAACAAACCATTATACCCAATTGCCGCTAATGAGTTTGTCTCAAATGCGGTTTTCTTATGTGCCACAGTTCGCAAGACACTGATCTGTGGATATCCAGTCCAATCGGGATCAAACTTTAAAGAATCTGCTGGTCCTATTCCAAAGACCCAAAGTGGAGGATGGAAAAATTTTGTAGTAGTTAGTGAGAATAAACTTCTACCTGTTGGAAGTGAAAGTGCTTCAAAGGCACGAATAAGACTTCCTGCCGCCTTTGAATCCCTCTCAGTCAGACATGGTAAATTTAATCTAACCTCAAAGGTTCTGGAAGCACCAGAACCCATGTACATTGTATCCGAATGGTCTTGTGCTATTTGAGAATTAAATCCCGTCACATCGCCTGTCATTGAATTGATTAATTGGTCTACTTGTGTAAATGTGCTTTTTATACCTAAAAGTATTTCTTTTACATCATTTGGAAGTTTATCAAACCCTTTGTCTAGTAGATCTCCATAAAAATTTGGAAATATAAAGTTTGCACTCGTCTTTTCATTTCCATAGTTGTGTGCTGTAGATGATTGAAAGTTTACTGGTGCTGGTACTAGAATTTGTGCCTTTTCGTTTGACAATCCAAGAACATTTGCTCCACCAGCCGATCTTGAATAAGCAATTGATCTTCCAGCAGCGGTGTTTGAATATTCGTAGCAATAGAATTTCATCCATAGTGGAATCTTGGAACGAATATCGTTCTCCATAGGAAATACAAATTTTTTAGATTTTTCAGCAATTGATGAAAAATTTGCTGTGGACTGTATTGACATTGTCTCTCCTACATATTTTTATGGCGTATAAAACTAAATTCGTACCTAAAAATCCTACAAAATATATAGGCAATATTAATACAATTAACTGTAGATCATTGTGGGAAAGGAAATTTTGTAGGTTTTTGGACGAAAATACAAATGTCCTGAGATGGTCATTTGAAACCCTAAAAATTCCATATCTTCACCCAATGGACAATCAGGTTCATATGTATTTGCCAGACTTTATAGTTGAAAAGAAAAACAAGGATGGAAACATTGAGACTTTAGTTGTTGAGATCAAACCATTCAAGCAAACCAAAGAACCAAAGGTTGGCAAGAGAAAATCAAAAAAATCAATAATAAATGAAAATATAACATATGCTATAAATAGTAATAAGTGGAAAGCAGCAAAAGATTTTTGCGATAAACATTCTTGGAAATTTGTAATACTAACAGAAAAAGAGTTATTTGATGGCACTAGATAAAATCAGTCAAACGATACAAGAATTTCGCCAAGATGTGCTGGGCAGAGGTGGTCCTCAGATTGCCAGCATGTACGAGGTTACTCTTGCCCACAATCTACAAGAACCTGTGGTGTGCTATCCATTGAACGTAATAGTTCCAGGTAGACAGTTTGTGTATTACGATCATGACCTTTGGGGACCAAATCGTAAAGTTCCATACAAAAGAGGATACACGCAATGCCATATGTCTTTCATAGTATATCAAGATTGGGCAGAAAGAACATACATTGAAACTTGGATGAATTCAATTATCAGAAATGACAACTCTACTGGGTCTAGCTTCAGTGCTACTGAAGTCAGATCTGGTGCTCCAATAATAGCATCGGAGACTCAGGCAGCATCAGCATATGCCAGATCAATAGCAGGTGGTGGTGCGATATCCAAAGATGCCATCTTTGGATTCAATTATCAAGATTACATTGACTATAGCAATGGAATAGGTTCAGTGTTGATAAAGTGTCTAAATTCCCAGACCAAGGAAACGAATGTGGCAATTTATTTAAAGGAAGCATTCCCAGCAGCAATTAGTCAAATGAGTATAGCAGCAGACGGATCTGCGTACCCAACATTCAATGTCACATTCCAGTTCAATGATTATCATTACATATGAGGATTTTAAATGAAAAGTATTCTTAGTTCCATGAAAAACTCGTTGCCAAGATATAATTTGGTACAACCATCCACAAAAGAAATAATAACATATAGACCATTTACAGTAAAGGAAGAGAAGACTCTTCTCATAGCAAATCAAACTGGATCCTATGAAGATTTCTTAAGCACATTGGCAGAAATTTTAGATAACTGCTTTGAGTTGCCAGTGGCATCCAAAAAACTTCCAATATTTGATATTGAATATTTTTTCCTAAAATTGAGAAGTAAGTCAGTGGGAGAAATTATAGAAACGACCATAATTTGTCCCGCCACAAAAGAAAAGGTCAAGATAGTTCTCAATCTGGATAGCATAGAACCAACCTTTAATCAAGAACATAAACAAAAAATAAACATATCAGATGATATGATTGTGACAATGAGATATCCTTCTCTGGAAAATTTGATTAAAAAGACATCAAAGAAAAACGATTACTTTGATTTGCTTCTTGGATGTATACATTCAATAGAAACTAAAAAAGAACTAATAGAATCGGCAAATACTTCAAAGGAAGATCTTGAGGAATTTATAAATCTATTGACATCAGAACAATATAAAAATCTTATTAATTTCTTTAAGACATCTCCAAAGTTAGAAACAACAATTAACTATAGAACATCAGACGGAATAGAAAGAAAGATATTACTCAGGGGACTCAAGGATTTTTTTCAATAAGCCTCAGTCACATTACATTGAGCAGTGTGTTTAAATTGAATTTTAATTTAACCTATGTTCAAAATCAAAATCTCGCAGACATAGAAAGCATGATTCCTTGGGAACGAGATTTATATGTGGATCAACTGAGGCAGTATATTGAAGAGCAGAATATGAAGGTCTTACAACAAAAGGTAGAAAGACATGGAAGATAAAAGAACCATAGCAAATCAAGAATTACAAAACGAATTAGATGGATCTTTTAGATTCTATGCTCCACCAGAACAGGAAAACTTTGTTGAATTGCCTGTTCAGGAAAAAATAGAGGAAAGCAAACCAGAAACTGTAAACAACTTCAATGTGTCTGTTTCTGTAAATGGTAAAACCGAACCCAAGACCACCGTTGTGAATCAAGCAGTTCAAAATGCTCTTCCCAACACCACGGAGTTACCAGAGGATGTAAAAAAAAATTCACCAGTAATCTCATCAGAGAACTCAAACGAAGAAAAATATGTTGAGCAATTGAGAGGTATAGTTGGTGAAGATGCTGGAATGATTGAGCAGCACAATGATGTTGTGGGATCTATAGACTCTATTCCAGTATTGGATATGACTCAATTAACGCAGTTTGAAACACCCGAGTATGGTGAATACACATATTCAGTATCTGATATGAAACAAAATAATCCATCGGTTAAAAGAGACTACGAAGTCTTACAAAATATAATATCACATTCTATATCTTCGCAGGAACCAATGGTTGTTTCTCCCGACAGTGCGATAGATGCTTCGTTGGTTATAGATCAGATTAATGAGAATAGACAGTATTATCAAATTGAAAATCTAGAAGTACAAAACAATGTAAATAATAATCTAGAAATGGCAAATCAAAAAGTCAGATCTCAACAATCAAATCAACCACAGTCTGCTCACGAACTTGAAAGACAACTTCAAAATGTAAAAACAAGTCCACTACAAGAAATAGAAGAAGCAGACAACCTAGAATCTAGATCTCAAAGCAGACCAGATGGTGCGGGTGCTCCCCCAAGATCTGCTCAGAAAAATCCACAGACATCTAAAAACATAAAATCAAGTTCATCAAGTATTGATAAGTTTATTAATAAAATGAACAGCCCTCCTGTGTGGAGGGCTGTCCTAGGATAAGAGAGAAAACTTGTATTAATTTTCTGCGAGTTTTTGGAAGTAACTCAGAGCATCTGACTCATCATCAACATCTTCCTCAACAGGCTTCTTTGACTTCAGAGAAGGCTTCTTTTCAACCATCTCGTCTGCCACATCCTCAGCAGTCTTTTGTGCTGGTGCTACCGCACGAACATCACCACCGAGAACTTCCTGTAGTCTGGTCTTAAGTTCCTCATAAGACTTGAAGTTTTCAGAGGAGAGGAACGGTTGAAGCAAGTGTTGCGACTTCCAAATCTTCTCCAACTTAGCATCGTCATCAAATAGGACTGACTGAGAATCAAACTCAGACTTGTCATAATTTGTATAACCACCAACCTTACGAATCTTGATGCGGAAGTTAGCACCCTTCCAGAAATCAAATGGATTGATTGGTTCCTCATCATTGAACTGAGGCTTCATTGCCTCTTGAATCTTTTCAAAGATCTTGGTTCCAAACTTGTATAGAAACACCTTTCCTTCATTTTGAGGATTAGAGGGATCAGATACAACATAAATGTTAGAGATGTAAGTCAACTTACGCTTACGCACACGGGCAAGATCCTTGTCGGATTCCAGACCCGAATTCCAAAGTTGATTATTGAGTTCACCAACAGGATCCTTCTGACCAATTGTAGTCAGAGAGTTCTCAATATACCAACCACCTGGTCCTTGGAATGCGTGATTATAGACCTTTACCCAAGGAACATCTTCACCATCTACAGGAGGAAGAAAACGAATAATGGCAAATCCATTACCTGACTTATCCTGCTCTGGTCGCCAGAAACGGTCATCCTTATACCCTTCCTTCGCCTTGGTCTGATCTTCCATCTTCTTAATCAGATCATCAATACCGTTCTTGGACTTCTTCTTCAGATCATTAAAACCCATACAACCTACTTTCCCCAGGGAACTCCCCTGGACTTATTACTCAAGTGGGAACTCCCCACTGCTAGTATTATACCACAAAATTGCCAACTGTCAAGCAAATGGCAGTTTGTTTTTAATCTTGGGCAGTAAATTTAAATCTCTGCCTTCCTGCTCTATCTTTTCAAGCAAAGGTTGCGTTAAAAGTTTGGGAGCAAGAGAAAAATCGTAAGAATACTCTTCAAAATAGTGAACTACAGCATCAATATATGAAGAGTTTGTCTCTTTTACATAATTTTCAATTCGTTTTGAGAAATCTTCTTTGGTTACTTTGAATATCATGTCTTTAGTATACCACAATAAAACTAGTAGTCAACCAGTAGTATATATATTAACAAAAGGAAAAATATATGCCATATACCGCTGACAATATTGAAATCACAATTGCTACTGGTACTGCTATTTTAGCAACAGATTATGGTACAAGTGGAGCAGTTGGGTTCAGCGCAGCACACGCTCAGATTGCTAAGATGGCATGGGGTGATGATAACAATACCTACCGTGTATCAGATGCCACACCAATGCCCATTAAAATTGCTGGTTCAACAGGAACAACCGTTCCTATTAGTGGTACTATTTCTGGAACTGGAAATTTCTTCATAAGAACCAATGATTCATTCCCAATACGAGTGATCGGATCAACTTTGAGTTCAGATGCCAGAGTCGGAATTACTGGAACAATTCAAGGTATTGCCAATGGAACACCAGTAGGTGTAACTGGAAATGTTTCAATACTAGGTTCTGCGGTTGTGATTGGAACAACAAATGGATATCCAATCACAGTAACTGGAGGAAGAAGATTAAATTCATCCACAGATAGCGTACAAATTTCTGGTAATGTTGGAATCTCTGGTGGTCTTCAATTGCTCGCTGGAATAGATTCTGTTTCTGTATATGGTCCTGCTGGGTCCACATGGATAGAAACG